GCGCCATGGCGTTCTGGGAGTCGATCGACTCCCGGATGATCCGGTCCATGCCGAGGCCGAGGCCCATGATGCCGGCGAGGCTGGTGAAGCTGCGCTGCATGAGCCCCGCGATCCCCTCCGCCCGCGTGCCCGAGACGCCGAACGCGTCGAGGGCGCGATTCGAGGCGGTGACGCCGGTGATGAAGCCACCTGCGTCAATTCTCAACCCCAATGTGGCAAGCGTCATGTCGGACATCAGCGGTTCCTCAGAGCCCGGGGAAGCCGGCCGGTGCGCGCCGATCGCTGTATCGCATCGAGGGAGACGCCGACGGCACGCGCCGCCTCGCTCATGCTGAAGTAGGTGCTTCCGGCGATCGTGACGGAGCGACGATTCGCCCACCGCCACGCCCGCTTGCGCTCGAGGGTCGCCTCGGGGATGTCGCGACCGAAACGGCGAATCCAGGCCCGGAAGGTGCACGTCGTGACACCAGCGACCTTCGCGGCCGCTGCTGCACAGGGATACTCCTGGCCCGCATAGCGCACGGTCCCGACACCACCTTTGGCCAATGAGCGGCGCGTCCGGCTCTCCGCCGTGTTCCGGTATCCGGCGGCCTTCCTGTTGCCCCGCTGGGCCGCGGACTTCTTTGCTCGGACCTCGGGAGAGTTTCGACGACCCCGAAGGGCGAACCCAATTCGCTGCCTCATCTCAGCGGGGATCGGGTCGCGGGCCGACGTGAAGCACCGTGGCACGCCGGGATCAGATGCGCGGCGCGGGAAGCCCGGCAGTTCGTTGTACCCGGCCCCGCAGGTGCCCCATTGCGCGATCAGTTCGCGCTCGACCTCCCAGCGGTCCCGCGGATCGAGGACCGTGGCGAGGGGTCGGATGTCGAAGTGCTCGACGCCGAACTCGCGCATCGCCTCGTAGAGACGAAGCCGTCGACCGAGGCGCGCATAGGAGGTGTGACGCCACCAGCGATCCTGCAGCGCCATCTTCGTCATCCCGATGTAGCTGAGGCCAGTCACCCGGTTGACGATCCGGTAGCCCTGGTAGTGAAGCGTCGGTGCGCAGGGCATCTCAGTGGGCCCGCGTCCGCTGCTCGGCCTGCTGCGCGCAGAAGGTGAGGTACGCCCCGTCCTGCGCCTGGACGAGGCGGGTGAACTCCTCGAGATCGGCCATCGACTCCGCGAAGCCGTTCGCCTCGCCGTACGCCCGGATCTCGCTGTAGGGGAGCGGAAGTGGGCCGTTCACACCCGAGGCGCGTGCAGCGGAGAGGACCTGAAACGCCGTGCGGTAGGGCTCCGCCGGCGGGGGCACCTCCGGCAGGATGTCTGCCGGAGGCACCAGGCCCTGTTCGCGCAGCGCCTCGGCGATCACTGCGCCGCGGCCCCCGCGCCGGAGCTCGGCATCGAGGGCCCGGCAGAGTTTCCCGCCAACTCCTCCACCTGCTTGAGGCGGTAGTTCTCGTGCTTCCCCGCCTCGGCCATCGCGTCGCGGCGGCTGTCGGGGAGCTGCAGCATCACCGCGCGGACGGTCTCGGTGGCGCAGGGCAACGGCGTGCCGTCGTCCTGGCTGATGTTCCACTCGAGGACGAGGGCCTCGGCGAGCTTGTCGGCCTCGTTCTGGTCGATGACCTCGATCGGCGGGAGGCCGTCGCCGACGTAGTAGGCACGCTGCTTGCGGAAGCGGGCGAGGTCCCACATCCGCGCCTTGTTCGAGCTGAGGGAGCGGAGCCGGAGCTTCAGCGGCTCGACGCTGCCGGCGACGATGACCTCGGCCCAGACGCCGGCTTCGCGCAGGCCGGGGTCACTCTGGGCCTTCGTGAGAGTCTTGACGGTGATCATGAGAGGCGTGCTCCTCTGTGGTGGTACGGCGCCCCCGCTCCGGCACCAAGACGTCTGGTGGCACGAGCCCGGAACGGGGAACGCCGAACGTCACGTCGTCCGCGGCCGTGCGCGCCGCGGATCCTCACCCGCCCTCAGGATCAGGGCGTGTATTCCTCGGTCCGCTGGATGTGCATGGCGTACGCGAGCGTCGCGTGCGCCAGCGCGCTGAACGTGAGGTCGATCGTCCGGTCGGTGTCGATACCCGGGACCTGCGGGCCGCCGCCATCGTACTTCACCTTCGGGAAGTCGAGCGTGTAGGCCCGGCTCCCGACCGGCGCTGTCGCGTCCACCAGGCGCGCGAGCACGCTCGAGGCCGTGCTGCCCAGCACCTTCGTGCGGATCGCGTTCGAGGCGTAGTAGAGCGACATCTTCGCCTTGGCCCGGAAGGTGCCGGAGGCGATGTCGACGTTGCCCATCGATCCGAGGGCCGGCACGTCGCGGAGGGAGTTCGAGATGGTGAGATCGAGGCTGAGCACGGCGGTGATGCCCACCAGGGGCGTGCCTGCATCGGCCACCAGGCCCACGTTCGCCGCGGCCACCAGGACGTCGTTCGTCGGTGCCACGATGTCCGTGGCGCCCGCGGTCCGGGTGGTGGTGTTCACGGCGGTGGCGCCCTTGAAGGTGACCGTCCCCTCGATGGGCTGCTTGGCCTTGATGCTCAGCGCCAGCTGGTCCACGCCCATGCCGCTCGAGTAGTCGTACTCCGGCACGGTGAGGTCCATGTACTGCTCTTCGAGCGTCATCGACTGCTCGACCACGCCGTTCCGCAGGTAGTCGCCGGTGTAGACGGTGATCGTCTTCGTGGCGCCGGAATCCACGCCCCAGCCGGTGGGGAGGTTGTCGAGCGGGAGAGCGGTCGCGGTGATGACGCCGTTGATGCGGGCCCAGCCGTTGTCGGCCGCGGTGGCGAACTGCTCGGCCACCGCCGAGCCGCCGACCTTGATCCACATCCCGGACACCAGGCCCAGGGTGGTGAAGTCGAGCGCCGTGGAGGCGAGGCCGCTCGCCGTCGCCGTGATGTCGGCCGAGGCGCCGCGGAAGCCCACGACCTTGAGCCGCGCGGCGGCCGCCGGCGAGGCGTCGACGGTCGACGTCAGGGTGAGCGTCACCGAGGTCGCGCCACCCGTGCCGACGCGCCAGAGACCGTTGTTGGCCACCGTGGTGAAGCCGGAGGCCCGGACGAGCTGGCCGACCACGAAGACGCCGGCGTTGTAGTCCGTCGCCGGGGTGGGGTTCGTGACGATCGTGAAGATGCCGGTCGTGGCCGAGACGGCGGTGACGACGGAGGCGGCGGTGCCGTTGTTGTCGCGCGCCGGCGTCCGCACCCAGTTCGACTCCATGAGGTACTCGAGGAGGTCATCCAGCGACCGCCAGGAGACCTGCATCGGGAGTGTGCCACCGACCTGGTTGGCGACGTGGAGGAGGTCCTGGAGCGCGCGATCGGAGCGCAACTCCTTGCCCTCGGCGTAGACCGGCCCGAACGACAGTCCGGAGCCGGTGATGCGGAGGTTCTTGAAGGCGGGCGTCGCCGGCTGCACGCCGAACGTGGCCTCCTTCACGAACCCGATTTTGGTCCTGTTCGAATCCGACACCGGAGCCTCCTAGATCGAGTTGTAGGTCTGGACCCGCAGCGGGATGGTGATGACCACGACCGACCCCGTGGTGTCCCGCGGGAGGTCGTCCTGGTACGGCGCCTGGTCCGCCCGGACGCGCAGGAACTCCCCCGTCGAGAGCGGCATCAGCAACTCCGGCGGAAAGAGGGCGAGGATCGCGCCGGCGTAGCGGTAGGGGGCGTCGGTGCCGATGGCCTCCACCGGCCCATCGTCGTCGAAGCAGACGTTCAGGATGTAGGTCGGTAGGGCGAGGATGGCCGCCTGGGGACCGATGGACCGGACGTCCAGGGGTCCCGCCTTGTACTCCTCCTCGAGGGACGGCACGCCGTGGACGCCGACGAGATCCGTGTTCGCCGGGCCGAAGGCCGCGGGCACCCCGACGCTCAACGTCCGGCCAGCGGCCGCAGCGTCGGTGCTCGTCCCGCCGACCTTCCGGACGGTCAGGGTCAGGGCGGCGACCGTGATGACGATACTGCGGCCGTTGTTGGCCGCGAGGGCGAACCCACTGGCGAGCAGCTCCATGCCGGGCGCGAAGCCGTCGGTGAAGAAGGACCCCGTCGTCCGGGCATATCCGGTCGGGGTGGCGGAGAGTGTGGTCGCGCCCGTCGTGCAGACGACGAGTGTCGCGAGCCGCGCCCGCAGTGCCGCCAGGACCGAGCGGTGGTCAACCACTGCCGGCCACCTGGCGCACCACGCTCGAGAGGATCCGGCCGAAGTGGATCATCGTCAGCTTGAGCGAGTGGAAGCCGCCCTGGGTGACGCGCCGATGGAGACGGCGGCCGAGACGACGGCCGCCCTCGATCGTGCGCGCGCCGGGGTCATGCGTCAGCATTTCCGTGACCCAGGGACCGGCCAACTGCTTGAACCAGGAGGCGCGCATGTCCCCCGTCTCACCCACGGGCTGGCCCGGCGATCCCGTGAGGGGCGACCCGTTGACGAGGCTCGTCCAGGTCTCGGCCACGACGCCGTCGTACGTGGCGCGGGCCCGTCCGCTGAGCCGGATGCTGAAGGCGCGGAGGTCGCCGGCGAAGGCCATCGTCAGTTCCGCACCACGGCGTCGATCCAGAGCTCGCGGTGCGCCAGCTCCGGATCCAGGACCGTGTCGAACTGATAGACCTGGCCGCCATACACCCCGCGCACGCGCACGGCATCGATCTTCGGCGTGTAGCGGATCGTGATGCGGGTCGTGACTTCCTCCCCGATGCGCGCCCCGACGTACCGCTGTTTCCCGCGCAGGGGCTCGATCTTCGCCCCGACGGTCTTCCAGGGGACCCAGGTCGCGACGGGCTCACTGTCGGGGTTCGTGACGCTGGTCCGACGCTCGAGGACGAGCGCGCGGTTGAAGGCGCCAGCGGGGGTCGGAGTGAACGCGGCCGGGGCCATGGTCTAGCGCCGGCGCCGCGGAGCAGGCCGATCGGTGCGGGCGGCGACCTCTGCCGACCCGACCGTGGCCGTCTCGAAGCGGGGAAAGGGCTCGGACGTCGCGAGGCCATCGGCGAGCAGCTGCGCGCCGACAGCCTCATCGACCTCGACCACGTCGCCGGCGAAGGCCGGCGGCTGGCCGGGCCGGGCCCAGGTCCGCCGGAGCCGGAGACGCACGGTCAGTCCAGCGACGCGGCCGGGGACGCGGCCGGCGGGGCGTCCGCCCCTTCGGCGGGCACCGCGGGGGCCGGTGCAGGCATCTGCACACCCGGCTCCGGCACGTCCGGCGCCGGCGTGGCCGGTTCGGGCGCGACGGGAGCGACCGTCCGGGCCGGCACGAATGGTTCGGGGTTCGCGGTCGCCACGGTCAGTTCCGGAAGCGAGCGCCGGCCCGGAGGACGTCCACGGACACCCAGCTCGTATCGCCCACGTTGGAAGCCCGCACGGTCGCGCGAATCCACCGCTTGGCGCCCTTATAGCCGAGCTTATAGGCGGCGTTGTCGGTGGAGTCGATCTGCACGGAATCCACCAAGGCCACGGCGGCCCCGGCGGAGGAGTCCGACAGCACGATGTAGCGGAAGTTGTTGAGCGAGTCGATCGCGCGCCCGACGCTGATCTGGAGCATCGCGCCGGCGTAGTTGGCCAGGTCCACCATCCGGCCGGTCAGCACGTTGGCGGCGGCGGCCGCCTTGGGCTCGACCGTGGTGACGGGGAAGATCGAGGACGCGAGGTCCTGGCGCTGGAAGTTGCTCGCCGCGGTGAGCGCGAGCCCGCCGATCAGCAGCGTGGCGACGATGAGAACGAAGGTGCGGAAGCGCATGGTCTGGGTACTCCTCGGTTCGTGGTGCGCGGCTGCATCAGCCAGGGAAGGGGCCGGTCAGTGCGGCCGGCCCCTCGGGGTCTTCAGGTCAGGTGGCCGTGCCGCGGACGAAGGCGTCCCCGAGCACCGGCATCGCGTCGATCTCGGCGCGGACGATGAAGCCCACCTGGTTGGTCGCGGCGAAGAGCTCGTCCAGCCGCTGGATGTCGAAGTTCAGCGCGATCGCGGCCCAGATGTACGACAGGTCGCCGAGGGCGCAGAGGTACGTCCCGCCCGAGGTCGCGTACTGCGGCGCGTTCTCGTCCAGGATGTACGGGAAGTCGAGCAGACTGGACGGGATGTTCATCATCCCCATGCCGGGCTGCCACATGTAGTTGCCCGTGGCGGAACCCTTCAGCTTCCGGATCGCCGCGAGGGTGGTCCGGTGCAGCACCCACGTCAGGTTCTTGTACGCGTCCCGGATGCTGTGCCGCATGGTGATCAGCTTGTCCGGGTCGATCGCGGACGACGTCAGGAGCGTCGTGTCGCGGGCCACGGGGATCCCGTTGGGGTCGCCGACGAAGATGCCGAGGGGCTGGTTGGCCCCGGTGCCGATGTTCAGGGCCTTCGAGAGCGGGATGGAGATCTTGTACGCCATGCGGTCCCGGATGATGCCCTCCATGTTGAGCGGGGAGGCGCGCATCAGCTTCCGGGAGACCTTGAGCAGCTTCGCGATGGGCCAGGGGTTGAGCTCGCGCTTGCCGAAGGCCATCGCCGCGTCCGTGCCGCCCACGGCGACCTCGGAGGTCCAGTCGCCGTCGTCCGGGTTCGCCTCGAGGGTGGGCACGCCCAGACTCATGGCCTGCGGGATCTCGTACTTCGTCGCCTTGGCGAAGAGCGGCGTGGCGTCGTCCAGCTTCCGGATCAGCTGCGGGACGAACTCCTGGACCGGGACGGCGTATCCCCCCGCGTTCGCCTGGCCGACCGAGAGGTCGCGGTGCTCCTCCGCGCTCAGCTCGTAGCGCGCGTCCAGCGCCGTGAGGAAGGCGCTGAATGCCTTCGCGTAGGGGGCCTTGGCGCGCGCCTCGTGCCGGGTGATGACGTCGGGGTCGTAGCGCTTGCGCCAGGCGGCCGGGATCAGCTCGGCGCGCTCCTTCGGATCCTTGCCGCGGTCCTCGACCTCCGGACGCAGCGGCTCGCGCTGGCGCCGCGCGAGGTGCTCTTCGCGCTCGGCCAGCTTGGTCGACCGCTCCTCCGCCTTCGTCGCGGCCGCGGCCGCCTCGTTGACGTTGGCGTCCAGGGCCTCGACGTCGGCGTCCATGCCGTCGTAGGTCGCGCTCTCCTCGGCCGTGAGGTCCTGCTTCCCGGCCTCGCGCGTCTCGGCCGTCGCGAGCATGGTGCGCTGCTCGTTGACGAGCTCGCCCATCTTCTGGCGCTGCTCGTCGAGTGGCAGCTTCGCCCACTTCTCGCGCCGCTGCTTGAGTTCCTTGTCGGTCATGGTCGTCACCCTCGGTGTTGGGATCCAGAAACGCAGCGAGCACCTGGACGACGCACATCGCGCGAAGCCGCCCCTCGGGGACGGGTCCACTGTCGATGCTGCGATCCAGGTGCTCGGTCGGGCGGCGTCCCGGTTGCCCAGGAGGTGCCTCGGTAGACCGCCCGGTGCTCCGAGCGGCCGTCGTCCTCGAGCGGCGTGGAATGCGCCGCGGGTGCGTCAGTTATCTCACAGGGGACATGCTAGGAGGCGAGACGAGTCGGAACAACTCCGTCCACGGAGTAGGGGCCAAACTGGAGTTCCAGGCCCAGCGCCGCGGCGAGACGGGCGATGACAGACGCACCGGGAACGGTCACGCCGGCTTCGATCGCCCAGATGCGTCCCTGCGTCGTGCCCGCGGCCAGGGCCAGTTCCAGCTGGCTCCAGCCGCGGGCCTGACGCGCCGTGCGGACGGCCTTGGCGATCGTCACGCGGCAGGGAGCTCGATGCCGAGTTCGCGCGCGCGCAGGGCCAATCGCCGGGCACGCAGGTGGAGCGGGACGATGGCCGGCGCGGCGACCGGCAACATCGCGGTCAGACGGCTGATCCAGTGCCGCACCGACGCTTCGTGCTTGGCGGCGGCGCGCCCACCCTGCAGCGCGCCCAGCACGGCCACCAGTTCCACAGGATCGATGCCCTGGGCGGCCGCCACGGTCGCGGCACGGACCTCCCGCGCGGCCCGGCTCTCCGCTTCGGAGTCCGGATAGGCGGGGAAGGCCACGGGGCTGACCTCGTAGAGCTTCACCTCAAGGAGCGTCCGGACCACCGAGCCGTCCGCCTGGTCCTCCCAGCGATCGCGCACCGTCTCGAAACCGAACGAGGACCCCATCACGTCGCCCCGCGCCACGCTCGGCGCGAAGCAGTCCATGTGCATCCGATTGTTGGGGTCGAGCGTGACCTCGCTGTCGAGGCCGTCGGGCCCCGCCGCGACCGTCAGCGTCCGGTTCGACTGCCGGCCGAGCACGTACTCCGGCAGGTGGCTCCACAACGAGACGACGTCACTGCCGGCCTCCGAGAGCGTCTTCGTGAATGCGCCGGGGTCGATGATCTCGGTGAAGCCCATGTCCTCGGACTGCTTCCCGAAGGGGATGCGCATCCGGATCTTGGGCGGGCCGCCCGCCGGCGTTGCGGCGCGCAGTTCCGCGCCGCCGGTGACGATACGCCGCTCACGCCGCGGCAGGCTGTTGCGCAGTTCCTGAATTCTGTCCATCGGTCCCTCCGCCGGCTTGGGCCGGGTCCGGTGGTGCGTTGAGATTCGGGCTCACCTGGAACTGATCGAGTTCGGCCGGCCCGGGGTTCAAGTCCTCGAGCTCGCGCGCCTCGTTGGGCGTCATGAAGCGGTTGCGAATCGCTGTCTGGTAGGCGTTGAACCGTGCCTGCATGTCGCCGCGCAGGATGGCGTTCAGGTTCGCCTTGACGTACAGGCGGCCCTTCTCCTTGCGGCCGAAGAGCTGCTTGTTGAACCGCTGCTCCCAGCGAATCGTCCAGGGGCGAACATGGTGCTGCACGAACTCGATGGCCTGGTGCTCGATGTTCGAGAAGGTGGCCCGCTCGAGGTCGCCGAGGAGGTGCGGCGGGATCCGGAGGATCCGCGAGGCCTCGCCGATCTGGAACTGGCGGAGGCCCAGCAGCTGCGCCTTCTCCGGGTCGATCGACGTCTGCACCCATTTGCTGCCCTCCTCGAGGATCAGGAGGCGGTGGGCCCGGTCGAGGCCGCCGACCTGGTTGTTGATGGCCTCGCGGAGGCGGCCCTGGGCTTCCTTGGACAGCGTCTTCGGGTGCTCGAGGATGCCGCCGGCCGTGAGACCGCGGCCGAAGAAGCTGGCGACGAAGAGTTCGCCGGCGAGGCCGAGGCCGATCGCCTCCTTATGCCACTCGGGGAGACAGGCGCCCCAGATCCCGCCCGTCGAGAAACCGCGGACCCAGAGGACCTCGTTCGCCGGTAACAGCGTCGATCCCATGACGCCACCCGTCTGATCCCGCGGAATGGTCACCCGCAAGGCCAGGGATCCGCTGGGATCGCGCTCCCATCGGCAGCGATCGGGGTTCAATGGCCAGAGTTCGCTGATGGCGCCGGCGTTGTTCCGAATGATCTGGGACGCGCTGCCGCCCCACCAGAGCGCGTGGGCCTGCACCATCTCGAAGAACTCCATCGACGTCATTTCTTCATTCGGCTCGCTGTGCAGCAGGAACCACAGCGGGTGATCGCGCCGCTCCCGGTTGCCGCGGTCCAGGAGCTCGTAGACGCCCCAGGGGAGGGAACCGATCGTCTCCGCCGACATCCGCACGCCGGCAGAGAGGGCCGTCCAGCTGAGGGCGCTCTGCGGCGTCACCTCGAGGCCGGACGTCACCGGGCCGCCGCCGAGGAAGAGCTTCTGGATCCAGTATGCCGGATCCTGCGGATTGCCGATGAGGACGCTCGTGGCCCGGCGCTCCGCGATCGCCCGCTTCAGAAAGCCGCTCATTCCGCACCGCCCTTCGCCGGGTGGGCGGCGCCGATGAGGCCCGTGACCACCAGCATGACGCCGCCGAGGATGACACCGGCCGGCCGGTAGATCATGGCCGCCCCGAGCGCGATGAGGAGGCCGCCGGCGGCCGTGCAGACGTCCCAGCGGTCGAAGGGGAGCCGCACCGTCGGCAAATGCGCTGCCGCGGACCAGGCCCGGAAGGCCTTCAGGCTCGGGAGGGGGATCATAGGAGGAGGGGTCCCCGCGTCTCATAGATGGAGGCGCCGCCCAAGCCCTCGCCCTCGAGGAGCGAGACCGCGATGCCCATGATGGAGGCCACGACGCCGTCGATGCGCTTCGCCGCGTGCTTCGGCTTCACGGGACGGATCCGGCCCGCGTCGTCACGCCGGATCCCGACGTTCTCGAGGTTCCAGCGCAGCACCGGGTGGCCGCCGTGCGTGACGCGGCCGCCGCGGACCATCGCCTCGTAGATGTGCGAGGGCTCGGAGAGGTGCTTGTAGTTCTGCAGGATCTGGATGGGCCGGAAGCCGGCTCGCCCCAGCCCCATAGCGATGTCGGTGGCGAAGGCCGGGTCGTAGCCGATCGGCGCGCCCTGCAGCGCGGGGAAGCGGGTCGCAATCTCCCCGGTGATGTCCTTCAGGACCCGGTCGTAGTCGATGACGTCGCCCTCGGTCGCGCGTACCAACCCGGCCTCTGCCCACAGGTCGTAGCGCACGCCATCCCGCTTGATGTGGTCCGCCATCGTGTCCTTCGGGATCCAGAAGAAGGGCACGAAGTGGGCCTGGTAATTGAGGGAGACGATGCGCTTGACCGCCTCGCCGAGGCCGTCCTCACCGACGACCTCCGCCTCGGTCGCGGGCCCAGCTATCGGCTCGCGGAACATGAGCACGAACGCCGTGAGGTCGTACTTCTGGGCCAAGTCGAGGCCGGCGAAGAGTTCGAGCTCGTTGAGGCGCGCATCGGGGGGCACCGCACCCGTGCAGGCATCCCACCAGTCGACCGGAATCCAGGCGGTGACCTGATTCACCCAGCGGTTCAGGTGGTAGCGGAGGAAGTCGTTCAGCTTCCGCGGCTCGGCCTGCGCCGCGGCGCACTCGCTCGCAATCGCGTCGGCCTTGACCGTGACGCCATAGCCGGGATTCACCCGCCGCCAGGTCGCCTCGAGCGTCCAGTCTTCCTTCGGCTCGGCCTCGAAAATCACCGGGAGGTAGGTCTCGTCGGGGATCGTGCCGCTCTGCACTTGGCGGGCGTAGCCCCACTCTTCGTAGCAGATCGACTCGTCGTCGTCGCCGGCGGTGGTGATCATCAGGAGCACCGGCTGCCGGCGCTTCACCATACCGCGCTGGAGGATCTCGAAGAGCTCGCGGGTCCGCTGGGCGTGGAACTCGTCGAAGATGAGCCCGTGCACGTTGAACCCGTGCTTCGAGGGGGCGTCGGCCGAGAGCACGCGGTAGGTCGAGCGGGTCGCCGGCACGGTGATGGCTCGCCTCAGGACCTCGGACCGCCCGGAGAGCTCCTCGTCACCCTCGACCATGATCTTCGCCGTGTCGAACACGATGCCCGCCTGGTCGCGATCGGCGGCGGCCGAGAAGATCTCGGCGCCCTCCTCGCCGTCGCAGAACGTCAGGTAGAGGCCGACGCCCGCGCCCAGTGGGGACTTCCCGGAGCCCTTGGGGACGGCGAGGAAGACCTTCCGGAAGCGCCGGAGTCCGTCCGCCGCCCGCTTCCAGCCGAAGAGGGGCCGGATAACGAGCAGGTCCTGGTAGGGGAGGAGCACGAACGGCTGGCCGGCGGGGAACTCCTCGCTCGGACCGAACTCTCCCTTGTGGTGCTTCAGGAACGTCGGGAAGAAGTCCGCGGCGAGCTGGGCCGCGTCCGGGTCGTAGTAGTAGCGGCCGTGGTGCGACTCCCAACGCCGGCGGGCGGCGACCCAGGACGCCTCGAGCTTCAGGGTGACGCCGGGGAAGAGGTCCCAGGGCGCGAGGCCGTCACCCCACCAGCCGCGGCTGGTGGGACGCGGCGCGCGCGGTCGCGCGGCGGCGGGCCGGGCCCGCTTACGCTTTCTGCTGACCGCCGGGGATCCCAAAGAACCGCTTCCGCCTTTCGTCTGCCGGGTCCGCCCGCTTCGCCGCCTTCACGCCACTCCGGCGGGAGGGGGTTAGACCGATCTCCGCCGCGTGCTGCCGGTGCTGCGTGCGCAGCTTGTTGACGTGACCCTCCCACTCCATCCGCATCTCGTCGCGCAGGGCGCAGCCCGCCACGCGCTTGGTCCAGGCCTCGAGCTCGCCCGTCAGCTGGCAGTAGGTCTTGAAGACGGCCATGTCGCCGACCGTCAGAACGCCCTTCGCCACCAGCTCCGGTGCCAGGCGGTTCCACTCCGCGGCAGCCCTGCCCGTCAGGTCGGTCGGACAGGTTGTCTCGGCGACCGCGAGTTCTGGCTCATCGTGGTTGAGGGCGCGCTTCCCGGGGTTCCCTCGAGCGATCTTGAGGGCCGTGGGCTGCGGGGCAGGGCCTCGCCTACCCATTTCTGGTCACCCGCAGGTTTCGTCCAGGGCTTGGGAGGCAATTACCTGCGGCCGCGCGCGCGAAGCTAGCGCCGCGGTCAGACAATATGTCCCCTAGCTCTTTACCCACCCCCCCTATGGCGCGCCCGAACCCGCCGTCTCGCGTCGCGGTCTTCCGATCGTGACAGGGCTTACTCATCGCGCGCCAGTTCGTGCGGTCCCAGAAGAGCATCCGATCACCGCGGTGCGGGATGATGTGATCGACCGTCGTGGAACGCCTCGGCTTCTCCGCCTCCTGGCAATCCGCGCACTCGCAGAACGGATGCTCCTTCAAGAAGGCGCGTCGCGCCGCGTCCCAACGGGCGTCGTAGCCTCGCTTCGCTGCGGACGGCCGCGCCGCATCCTGGCGCTGCCGCCATTCCCGGCGATGCGGTGCGCAGAAGCCGTCCTTTGCAGACGTCAGCACTCGGCAACCCGCGCCGCGACAGGGGCGCTCCGTGGGCATCAGACGATGCTCCCGACCCGGCGCGCCTTGAGGCCAGGGCGTGGCAAGCACAGGCGGTCCGATGAGTGGGCTGGCAACCGGGGAACCTCGCCGCACTCGTCCATGACCGTGTCCAGTGGGCTGGGTTGATACCGCGTCCACCAAGAGCGAATGGCCTCCTCGGTGGCCCGCCACGTCTCCCGTGGACGGTGGGAGCACTGTCGCAGGCGGCGTACGCACTCTCTGGCGGCGACCTCAAGGACGACCACCCGAGCGTCGCATCGCTCCCGAAAGTCCTCCCGCTGCCTGCGCAACGGAGCGGCCCGGATGATGACCGTCGGTACATGTGCTCCAATGGCATGGTCAATCGCCGCTCGGAACGCTGTCTCGACCTGTGGGGCGACGACGCCGTCATAGGCCGCACGCGCGTGCAGCGGCAGTCGCGTGATGCGGGCGTAGAATTCATCCCAGTCGAGAACCGGCAGATCCATGGTGCCAGCCAGGGTCGTCTTTCCCGAGCACGGAGGCCCGCAGAGGACCGTCAGCGCGACGCTGCCCATCAGGCGAACTCCGGTTCCCATTGCGAGCGATGGGTGTCCATGAGTCCGTCGTAGAGCGGCAGGCGCGTCAGGGCGGTGACCGCATCGGCCTCCCGATTCACGTACAGCGACGCCACGAGCATCAGCAGCGCCTGCCGGATCATCTGCGGGATCGCCCCGCGCGAGGCGACGCCGGCGATATAGGTGATGGTGACGGCGTTCGGGACCGGTCGCGTGGGCGGCCAGAAGAGACCGTACACGGGCACGATGCGCGCCGCAGGCTGGGCGTGGGTGTCCACCGTATAGAGCGAGGGACTGACGGTCTGCGCCGCACCGTTCACATCGAGGTACGCCACACTCGAGACCGAGACCAAGGGCGGGCGCGGCAGGCGGATCTCCCAGCACGGGAACCGCGTCAGGTAGAGCACCCATGTCTGCGTGAGGAGCGCCTTCGACAACTGCTCCTCCATCGCCTCACGCGCCCCGACGATGAGACTCTGCAGGTAGGCATCGTCGCCCGGCACGTCCGGATCCATCTTCCCGTGATCCCGCACCTCATCGATCGTCACGGGCTCGAAGGTCGGGTCCACCGTGCGCTGCAGCGCCCATTCGATCGGGAAGCGGCGGTAGTCCATCACCGGCCTGGGGTAGGTCATCGCGGCTCCACGCGGATGGTGAGGGCGCGGTCGTCGGTGCGACCCTGGCTCGTGACGATGCGGTTCCGGAGCGTGTAGACCTGGCCCTTCGTGCCGGCGGAGACGAAGATCGTCGCGATCGCACCCACCAGCGTGGCCTTCGCCGCCGAGGCGCCCGTCTGTGCGCCGCCGACCGTGAAGACGACCACGACGCCCGTCCCATCGTCCAGGGTGAAGTGGTCGGCGTCCGGCGCGGCGAGGACCTTCGCGGCGCCGACCACCGAGGGCGTTGAGGTTGT